GTCGAACTCAGGCACGATCACCTTCCCAACAGCATCCGCAGGATGGGGAACAATTCGGTTCGTGGCAGTCATGGACGCATCGAGCGCCGGAAACGTTCTGTGGTACGCGCAGCTCACCTCCGATGTGACCATCAACACGTCCAACACCTTCCAGTTCAACGCCGGAAGCGTCGCGCCAAGCGTGGCGTAATCGATGAGCGTTTTTCGCCGCCGCATCGTATTCCGTGAGCCGGAGGTTTTCCGCTTCGGCGGGCTTTCGATTGTCACGGCTACAGTTACTGCTGCGGCGATTGTTTTTGCCGGCACTGCCGCAGGTTCAACGCCTTCAGTTACGGGCGATGCCAGCGGCGGGATTGTCTTCTCCGGCGGGCCGGTATCGACAATTTCGATTGAGGTCTCAGGCAGCGGGAATGTTGTCCTTGCAGGTGCTGCAACTGGATTGCAGCGCAATTTGGGCTCAGCCTCAGGCGGTATTGCCCTTGCTGGTTCAGCCAGGTGCGATGCGATTGGGTCGGGATCGATTGTCTTTGGCGGTTCAGCCACGGTCGGATCAATCTTCACGATGGACGCGGCCGGCGCCATTGTGTTTGCGGGTTCGGTTGCTGGTGCGAATGGTTCTACCGCGCTCGGATCGGTCATCTTCGCCGGTACGTTGGGCGCGCCGAACATTACCGGCGGCACGATCACCACGAGTGCGGCCGGAAGCCTCATTTTGGCCGGAACTGCTGTCGGTTCAATCACAGCCGCCGCCAATGTTCCGGATCTGTTCTTCTTCGCCGCCAAATTCAGCGTTGAACTGTCAACGCTTACGGAGTCCGACCCGGTCACCATCACCGGCAATACGCAGCCGGCGATCATTTCGATCACCAATGGTACGTATTCGATCAACGGTAGTGCCTTCACATCAATCGCAGGAGTGATCAACGCGGGCGACGAGGTTGTGATCCGACACACGTCTGCTGCAACTTACGAAACTCAGCAAGTCTCCCCAGTCATCATCGGCGGGCTTACAGGCAGCTTCGTGAGCGTCACCATTCGAGGTCCTGATCGTCGTACGCCCATTGGACATCGCTTGGCTCACAAGCCCCGCAGGCGCGTTATATGACGACCGACTATGGCTTTGTGAACGGCAGTTGCCAGCCGGATTTCGAGATTGACCCTGACGCCATCGAGGACTTTGAGTTCGTCTTCGCTGGTGATTTGGACGACGACACCATCGCTACCGTGACCTTTTTGTTGCCGGATGGATTGACGCAAGTCTCCTCAAGCAACACTGACACCACGGCAACCATCTTCGTGAGCGGCGCAGAGTGCGGCCGCACCTATCGCATAACTTGTCGCTACACGACCGCTGGCGGCCGCTCACGAGACAAAACAATCCGCGTGGTCGGCCGCAGCCAATGATGACCGCCGGAGCGCGTGCGGTTGACAGATTCGCAACGGATCTCGGTGTCTTGAGTGATTCGGACATGCAGCGGCTTCAGGCCCTGGCTGACGCAGCACCATGGCGCGAGATTCCAAGCAGGGCCTACGACACGGCGGATGTGAGTTTCTGGGAACCATGCTCAAGAGCGTTTTTCATTCGCATTCCTGCGGGAGGAGACATTCCTCGCCATCACGATGACTTCATTCCAGGTTGTACTCATCACCTCGTGCTGTCCACGAATGAGGGTTGTGAGAACTGGTGGATAGACAATCGAGGCCGAGAAAGGCGTATGCATCTTGTCAAAGGCAGGCGGTATCTCGTTGAACGTTCCCCGCTTCATTGGGCGTTCAACCGTGGGAAGACAGACAGAATTCATTTGCTTGTGGAGTGGTGGTGATGGCCAGGAATGAGACGACATTCGTCAAGGGGCGCGGTGCTCCCTTGGGAAACAAGAACGGGCGCAAGTCGAAGGATTGGGAACGACATTTGCGGGCCGAGCTTCACTTCTACGAAGACGACAAGATCAAGAAAGGCGAAGCACTTGCAAAGATCGCCCGCCGCGTGGTTGAGGATGCGCTTTCTGATGTGTTCGAGGTGCGTCATGCAGCCCGCCAGGAGATTGCAAACCGTCTCGACGGCAAGCCGCGCGAGCATGTGGATGTCGATTTCACGCAGCGCTTGGCCGAGGAACTGACTGACGATGAACTCCTCAACATCATTCGTAACGAAGGCGGAGGCGGCGATAGAGCTGCTGATGAGGCGGTCAGCGAGGAAGACCCTTCAGGCCTTCATTGAGTACACCAAGCCCGGCTGGAAAGCGGGGCGGATGCACAAGGAAATCTGCGAACGTCTCGATAGGGTCGTACGTGGCGATGTAGATCGGTGCCTCATCTGCTGTCCTCCACAGCACGGCAAGAGCGACATTTCATCGCGCAGACTTCCTGCTTACGTGCTGGGGCATGTTCCGAATACGGATGTGATTTCTGTTTCGGCTACTGAGGCTCTTGCGGCGGACTTCGGGCGAGAAACACGAAATTGCATCGATTCGTCTGAGTACCGGAATCTTTTCCCCGGAACTCGTCTCGCGGAGGACAGCCAGGCCAAGGGCCGGTGGAACACGCAGGACGGCGGTGGGTATTACGCCGTTGGCATCGGCGGAACGATTATGGGCCGCGGTGGTGAGCTGGGGCTCATAGACGATCCTTTCTCGAGCTGGGAGGACGCGCAGAACGAAGGTGCGCGAGATCGGGTGTGGGACTGGTACACGGGCACGTTCTATAACCGCATTCGTCCCGGTGGAAAGATCATCGTAATTAACCATCGCATGCATGAGGACGATTTTGCGGGTCGGTTGATCCAGCAGATGAAGGATGGTGGACCTGATAAGTGGGAAGTCATCGAGATTCCCGCTGATCTCGAAGACCCGCCGTGGGCTGAACGCTATGACCGCGCAGCACTTGAGAGAATCAAGGCCGTGTCAGGACCGCGTAAGTGGTCGGCGCTCTACATGCAGAATCCCACCCCGGCTGAGGGCACGTTTTTCAAGCGCGAGTGGTTCCGCAGATATCGCGCCGAAGATTTGCCGCGCGTCATGCACAAGTATCTGACGAGCGACCACGCACCCGCAGGTGGTGAGGGCAATGACTTCAACTGCGTGCGGGTGTGGGGTCTCTCAGGAGACGACATCTACATGCTCGACGGCTTTCGTAAGCAAACAACTATGGATGTTGTTTCCGAGCGAGTGTTAGGCGTCCGGGAAAAGCAGCAGCAGGGACTCATCCAGCGTCACCAGCCGCTGTGCTGGTTTCCAGAGGACGACAACAACTGGAAGGCCGTAGCAGGCTTTGTCACGAAAGAGATGCGACGCGAAGGGGCTTACTGCCGCATTGAGCCGGTAAGTCCGAACGGTGCGAACAAGGAAATCAAGGCGCAAGCCTTTCAGGCGATGTGCGCGCAAGGACGGGTGTGGATTCCGGTCGGGCAAGAGGGTGACGAGTTGATCGAGCAATACATCGCCTTTCCTGGTGGCAAAAACGATGACGAGGTTGACGCTGGTGCCGTCATGGGTCGAGTGATCAACGATGCGCATCCCGCGATCAGCAAGGCACCACCGAAGCCAGAAAAGCGGCGCGGTGACTACGATATCGGAAGCGAGGAGGAATCTTGGAAGGTGGCGTGACAGGAAATGCCCCGGTATTCGAGGACGACGAGCACCAGAAAGTGGTGCAGCAGTTCGAAGAATTCGCGGACTCCACCATTGACACCCGTCGTTTGCAGGAGAAGTGCCGGCAGTATCGTGACGGCGATCAATGGACGGCGGATGAACGCAGAGTCCTTGCCAAGCGCAAGCAGCCCTGCATCACCGATAACAAGATTGGCGACAAGTGCGACACGGTGCTTGGCATCGAAAAGCAGATGCGCACCGACCCCAAGGCGTATCCGCGCAATCCTTCTCCGGAAGACGAGCAGAGTGCTGAAGCGGCGACGGATGGCCTTCGCTTCGTTGCAGATCAGTGCACCTACAAGACTTCAGTTCGTAAACCCGCCGCTGACAACCTCCAAGTTGAGGGGATCTGCGCAGGCCAGGTGATTGTCGAGAAGCGACGCGGTCAGCCTCCTCGAGTGTTGATGGAGCACATCCGCAGGGATCGTGTTTACTACGACATTCACTCACTCAAGGACGATTTTTCCGACAAGACCTATTGCGGTTATTTCACCTGGATGGATCAGACGGTCGCAGAAGAGGACTGGCCGGAGGGTAAGGACGCACTCGATTCGAGCACTGGTAGTACGTCTCAGTCAGGCCCCGATGCCTCACTCGATGACAAGCCGCGCTATACGCTCACCTCAGGCAAGCGAAAGCGCGTGCAGGTGTTTTATCACTACTTCTTGAAAAAAGGCCGCTGGTATGAGGCTGTTTGGTGTCGGGGCGGGTGGTTAGAGAAGCCCAAGCCCTGCGAATACAAGGACGAATACGGTCAGCCGTATTGCTGCATGGAGATTCAGGCGCTGTATCGAGACAGCGACGGAAATCCTTACGGCAAGGTGAAGCGCGATCTTGACTTACAGGACGAGCACAACAAGCGCCGTTCGAAGATGCTGCATCTCCTGAGTGCCAAGCGAATCAAGATGCGCAAAGGTGCGGTGACGGATGAAGACGGCGGCATCAAGAAGATTCGCGACGAGATCCACAAAGCCGATGGCGTGATCGAGATCAACGGCTCGCCGGAAGACCTGGTCATTGAAGACAATCTTGCCGAGGCAGAAGGGCAGTGGCGTCTCTTGCAGCAGACCGACATTGCACTCTCTCAGACCGGCCCAAATGCCGCGATCATGGGCACGTCGGGCGATATCTCAGGAATCGCCAAGGCTCGAGACCAGCAGGCCGGACAACTGCCGATTTCCCCGCTCTTCGATGCGCTCGACGCATGGGAGTTGCGGATGTATCGACAAGTCTGGTGCCGCATTCGTCAGTATTGGACTGCTCCTATGTGGGTGCGCGTGACGGACGATGAGCAGAAGATCAAGTGGGTTGGGCTCAATCAGCCGGTTCTCATGGGTGACATGCTTGCACGACAAGCAGCTCAAAACCCGGAGTTTCAGCAGCTTCCCCCAGAGGCGAAGCGTGGAATTGTCGAGGAGATTGCGCGTCGCAGTGAGTCTCAGTCGCAGTATTACGACGACAAGACCGGAAATCCCATGCGCACGAACGATGTTGCGCAGATGGATATCGACATCATTATCGATCGCGGTCAGGACGTGGTGACGGTGCAGCAGGAGGAATTCGAAATCCTCGCGCGCATCGCTGACAAACGTCCGGACGTCCCCTTCGATGTCATCGTTGAGATGAGCCAGCTACGCGCAACGACGAAAAAGCGCGTGCTCGAGCGCATGAAAGGTGGTGACGATCCAGCCGCACAGCAGCAGGCACAGTTCCAACAGATGATGCAGCAGCTTCAGGCGCTCATCACGAAGGCGACCCTCAGAAAGACCGAAGCTGAGGCTGACAAGGCCGAGGCGGGTGCTGAGAAGGACAAGGCTGCCGCCGTTGAGAGTCACATCGATGCGAGTGCGAAGGTTGCGACCTTCACTGAGCTGCAGCAGCATGGCGAACCTGCCGCGAAGCCTGGCTCAAAGACACAAGTTTCCGTGAATTGACCGCCGCCGGGTTTCGGGCGTTACAGGCCGCCGCTGAGTCGGGCGTTTGAGTGAGGAGAGTGACGTGAGTGTTCCAATGGAAAGCGTTTCTGACATTTTGAGCAACAAAGAGCAGGCCGAAGTTCCTTCCGAAACGGGCGTGGTCGAAAAGACCGAAACTGCGCCGCCGGCAGCAGGAAGCGAGACCAAGGCAGATGAGAAAGCACCAGCACGCGGTGCGGACGGGAAGTTTGCGAAGGTCGAACCTGAAGGTGAAGAGCCAAAGGCTGACGCAAAAGAACCGGCCCGGCCCCGTGGTGAGGTGGCTGCACTTCTCGACGAGCGACGCAAGCGCCAGGCCGCAGAGGCCCGCCTGCGAGAACTCGAGGGAAAGCAGCCCGCGCAGCCGAAACCCTCCGTCTTCGACGACGAAGACAAGGCAATCAGCACGCGGGTAGACGATGGCACGCGCGGCCTTCGCGAACAGCTTTATCAGCAGTCCGTGAAGATCGCCCGGCTGACCTACAAGGAAGCATTCGGTGATGCGGAAACCGCATTTGCCGAGGCTGCCGAGCACGATGACCGGCTCATTGCGGGCCTTCGTGCATCAGCCGATCCAGGCGATTACATCTACACCGTGGGCCTTCAGATCAAGGAACTCGCCGATGTCGGCGGGGACTTTATGAAGTACCGCGAGAAGATTACCGCCGATTCGCGTGCGCAGATCACCGAACGTGACACGCGCATCAAGTCTCTCGAAGCTCAAATTGCCGATCTCACGCAGAAGATGACAGACCTGGAACACATCCCGCGCTCCCTCAACAGTCGTCCTTCTGGGGCCGCTCCGCAAGCCGGTAGCGCAGACCCTGAGGATATCAAGACCATCGCCCGATTCGGTAACCAATCACGCTAAAAGCTTTTCCAAGGTAGTTAGGAACCCGCCAGAGTGCGGGTTTTTTATTGCCTGAAGAAAGCTGGCGGCACACAGGAGTTTTCAAGTGGCACAGACTGTAGTGCCGACAAACAGTCGGCAAATTCAGTGGGAGAGCAAGTATTTTCGCGAATACGTTCGCGCAAATCGCTTTTCCAAGTACATGGGGACGGACGAACTGTCTCCCATTCAGATCAACGAGGACCTGACCAAAAAGGTTGGCGAACAGGTCAACTTCACCCTCGTCAACCGTTTGGCTGGCAACCAGAACACCTTGACGGGTGCGGTTGCGAACCAGATGTCCGGTATCACCGGATACAACCGCCTGAAGGGCAACGAAGAGGCGCAGGTACAGCGCAACTTCCGCGTCAGCGTCGCACGTACCCGCTGGGCCGTGTTGCATGACGTGTTCGACGAGCAGGTGAGTGCGGTGGACATCGCCGACTCCAAGCGCGCGACGTTGATGGACTGGTCAAAGGAGAACATCCGCGACCGGATCATCATCGCCATGGGTTCGATTTCGACCGACGGTTCAACGCATACCCCGTACGCGTCCGCTTCGGCCGGCAATCGCAACACCTGGTTGATCAACAACGCCGACCGCATCTGCTTCGCAGCGTCCAATGCAGCGGCGGGTTACACCGTGCTCGCGACGGACCTGACGCAGCTCGACACGACCAACGACCTCTTCACGGGTGCAAACCTGAAGAAGCTGAAGGACATGGCGAAGGCTGCAACGCCGAAGGTCAAGCCGATCAAGGTGAACGACGAAGAGGAGTATTACGTCTGTTTCTGCGGCACGGCGCTTTTCCGCGCGTTGCAGAGCGATCTGGGTACCCTCAACCAGGCTCTGATTCAGGGCGGTGAGTCCCGCAAGGACAATCCGATATTCACCTCCGGCGACCTCATGTATGACGGCATCGTCATTCGCGAGATCCCTGAGATCCAGAACCTGGGAACTGTCGGCGCCTCGTCGGCGAACGTGGGTGTTGCGTACCTCTGCGGTGCGCAGGCGCTCTCGTACGCCATCGCGAAACGTCAACGCATCATCCAGGACACCGACGACTACGGCGCGGCCGTGGGCGTGGGTGTGGAGATGTGGGACGGCATCGCCAAAACCTACTTCGGCTCCGGTGCAGCCGATACCACCACCCCGAAGCAGAACGGTATCGCCACCGGCTTCTTCGCTTACGTGCCGTAAAGGAGAACGAACATGGCAGGCGAAACAACTTCACTCCCGGCCGCAGAGGCTCGGACTTTCTACGACAACGTCGGTGCGGGGGCTTTCCTCGCAGTCTTCACGAAGTCATTCAGCACGACGCAGAACGAGCTGAACGACGTCATGGAGATGGGCTACATCCCGGCAAACACGCGTGTCGTCGGGGTTGGATACTTCCCGACCGACATGGACACGAACGTCTCCGCGGCCTTGGTGCACAAGGTCACGGTGAACGCCGTGGACGTGGTGACGGGTTTGACTGGCGGTCAGTCGGGTACTTCTTCATTGAATGCCCCGACCACGACCGCCGTGCAGACAACGCCCGGCACGGACAAACAGCTCGTGACAATCGTATCGACGACCGCAGCGGCTACCGCAGCGGCCGGCAGCGTGACTCTCGTGTTGTTCTGTCAGCACATCTAAGTGCGGGGGCCGGGTAACACCGGCCCCTTTTCTTTCATGGAGTACGCGTGACCCTCACCGATCTGTATCGCAAAGCTCTCGAAAAGCTCGAGATCGTTGCTGCGGGAGAATCTGCTGCTCCAGAAGATACGTCGGTTATCGCGTCTCAATACGTGCTGCTGTGGAATCAATTGAAGGTCCGGGGGCTTGTTTCCTGGACAGTTACTGAGGACGTGCCAGCAGAGGCCGTCATCGCGCTCGTTTTTGCACTGGCCTATTTGGCAGCAGATGAATTCGGCGACGACTCGAACCGTTTTGCAGCAGCGGGTGCCATAGGGCTTCCGCAAGTTTCTCTCGCTGAGCGGGATTTGAGGCAACTGCACTCCCGCTCTTACGTTTCAGATCCGGCGCCGACTGAGTCCTACTAATGCGCATTCCATTCGGCACGCAGTCGTATCGGCATGTGAGTTTGCCGATCTCTGCTCAGCGGATGGTGAATTGCTATCTCGAGCCCGCGCCTCCGCAGGCAAAGACTTTTGCCGCTGTGGTCGCCTCATACGGGGTTGCAAATTGGGTAGCGACGCGCGGCACTCATCGCGGCTTCAAGGTCGTGCGCAGCGTGCTGTACTGGTGCGCTGGAACGAGCCTGTATCGGGTTGGCGCGTCGGGTGTGGTAACGACGCTCGGCACGATTGAAGGCAGTGGCTACGTTCTCATCGAAGGCGATGAAACGAATGTCATGGTGGTTGAGCCAGCGACGGAGCGCGGATGGTTCTGGAATGGCTCGGCTGTTGCACAGATCACAGATCCCGACTGGCCTGGTGCGGTTTCACTTGCGTACCTGGACGGCTACTACATCATCATTCCGCCCAATTCTGGGCAGTATTTCATCACTGCAAACCGCAACCCTTCATCGATTGATGCACTCGACTTCGCATCCGCAGAGCGATATCCGGACGACCTGACATCGATCATTGTCGATCATGGAGAAGGAATCCTCTTCGGCACGGAGTCCTATCAGGCCGTCTACGATTCAGGCTCTACCGATTTCCCGCTCACCGACATTCCGAGTGCACAGGGTGAGATTGGGTGTGTGTGTCCTCGCGGACCTGCGAAAGCGGACAACAGCGTGTTCTTTCCCGGAAGCGATGGAAAGGTTTACAGGCTCAACGGCTATGCTCCTCAGGCGATCTCAACTCCTGTAGTCGAGCAGGCCATTGCACGAGCTGTAGACAGAGACTTCATCGGCCTCACATGGAAGGAGCCGGGACACGACTTCTACGGCCTCAAGTGTGCAGACTTCGCCTACGTCTACGACATTGCGAATGGACTGTGGCATGAGCGCGGATCACACGGTTTCAGTTCATGGCGCTGGGCAGGTGTTGTCCGTGCCTATGAACAATGGATCGTTGCGGATGCTGAGACCGGCGCGCTTGGGACTCTCTCTGGCGATACCTTCACGGAATTCGGCAACACGCTGCGCCTTGAATGCACCTCACCTCCTGTCGGGCGCGACAATCTACGGACTAAACATTCACGCATCGAACTCGTGTTCGAAAACGGTGTCGGTATTGCGAATGGGCAGGGCTCAGATCCTCAGGCCATGCTGCAATTCTCGGACACTGACGGACGCACCTGGTCTAGTGAGAGATGGCGTTCCTTGGGACGGATGGGCGACTACAAGTCACGCTCTGTCTGGTGGCGGAATGGTTCGGCTCGAAGCCGCATCTACCGTTACGCAATCTCTGATCCGGTGCGTAGAACCCTGGTGCTTGCCACTACCAAGTCGCGTGTGACTGAGGCACGTCTCGATGCCGCTTGACGGCATCCTGCGCCCGCCACGCTCGGCGCTTGATAATCCGCGTGATTGGGAGCAATTCCTCAGGCGGTTGAACGAGCAAATTCGTCACGATGGCCAACGAGCGGTAATAGACGCACTAGCTACGATTGCGACACGCACCGGCACAGACTTTGACTCTTTGGTGCAGATGCTGACAGATGATGGCAGGGCAGAGGATCAACGATTTTTGCCGCAGGTTTCAGCAGGCAATGTTCTTTCACTTCAGGACATCAACCCGCTTCAGGCGAGTGCGGATGCGTCCACGGCGACGATTTCCATTGCCTCGCACACACTGCAATACGGATTTGGGCTCGTTTCCTACAACTCTGGGACCATCGTAGGACTTAATCCTAGCACTAACTATTTCGTGTATGCGGATGATCCTGACTATGAAGGCGGAGTCGTGAGTTACTTTGCGACCACTGTCCGGCAGAACGTGACGGCCGAGAATGGCCGCTATTTCGTTGGCGCTATTGAGACCGCAATTTCTGCAAACACAGCAGCGATTACGGGCGCGACGAGTGCGAATCCGATTGTTTTCCAGACAGGCACCACACCTGGTTGGACGAGCGGCGACACGGTGACACTCACTGCGTTGCCTGGGGATTTCGGAACAAACCTCAATGGGAACGACTACGTGATCACGGTCATCGATCCAACGCACTTTTCAATTGCGATAGACGGCACGCTCTATGCTGCCTACACGACGGGCGGCCTTGCCTCGCGCGTGAGCACGGCTCTTTCAGGCGGTGCGGGTGGTGGCGGTGGTTGGGTGGATAATCCCTACTATGCCCCCTGAAGTGAAAACGCGGCGGATCGAGCCTGCGACAGAACATGAGCGGCAGAAGTGGGTGGTGCTTGAGGGTTATGTTGACGATGTGCCAGCAGTCGCCAAGCGCGTCAGCATTGCGGTTGCAGCGCTCGTAACGCGTCCTGAGCTTATGGAATCCGCACGTGTGAAACTCATCGCAGATGTGACCGAGTATCACGCGAACTTCATGGCGCTCAAGGATCTGGGGCTTTAGATGCCGGAATCAGCGGCCGATATTCTCGTGAGGTTGTATGGTTCAGCACCTCCAACGTCAGTCGCGCCCGCCTATGGCACGCAGGCGAATCCGCTCGATTACTTTGCGGGTGCTGCTGGAACGGGAAACAAGACGACGAACGCCGATCTTCCTGAATGGCTTCGCGCCGCCGGAATGAAGGGCGATGCCTATGCAGGAGGAATGCTGAAGCCCGCCCTTCGCTATGGCTTCCTCTTCAAGAACGGCAAGATTCACTTTGCAGACGGAACTGTTTTCGATGCGAAGAAGGTCAAGGTAAAAGGTGGACAGCCTGTCTACCAGTACACCGGAGCTGATGGGTCCCTCAAGACCTACGATCCCACAGACGAGCAGGACGCCTATAACACGGCGTACAAGAAAGCGACCGCCAATCAGTCCTTCGTTGACAAGTTAGGCGCAACGGCTGATAGAACACGTCAGCACGTCCATGACGTCCTCCATGGAGCAGGACAGGCGTTACAGGGCAAGGGCAGCATTTTCGGCGGTACGCCACTCGGCACCAAGCTGAGTAACGCGGTCACTGGAAGGCATGACAAGCCTATCGCAGACCAGTACGGCGGGCCGACCGATGAGTCGCAGGCGAAGTACGTCGCAAGCCACGGCGGAAATTCTCTCGGCTATCAACCCGAGTTGCATGCAGTCGGTTCTGCAATCGGTTCGGCCTACGCCGGCAACTATGGTGTTGGGCGGTTGGGGCAGCTTTTCAGCGCTCCTGCTGGCGTGTCCACGACTGCGCCGGCTGGAAATCTCGGCACCTCATTCGGCGAAGGTGTCGCGCAAGGCATCGGATCAGCCGTGGGTGATGCTGCCGGAACAGGCGTAGGAGCCGGGATCGGCGCAGGTATTGGAACGAGCGTTGCCGGCGGATTCGCTGGTGGTGCAGGAACAGGAGCAGGTATGGGTACGGCAGCAGGCGCGAGTTATCTGGACTGGCTCGGCCCATTGATCAACGCCGGGGCGTCCATCTACGCCGGCAATCAGGCTGGGAACGCTGTCAATCAAGGTGAGCGCGAAGCGAATTGGGAGTCTCGTCGTCAGTTCGACCTGGTACGAGGTGACACGGCGCCCATTCGAGCGCTGGGCAACGCTGCTGTTGGAACGCTTGCTGACCTTCAGGGCTTCAACGAATCCGGCACGCCGAACATGGCGCGCTTCTATACATCTCCTGACTACAACTTCAATCTCGGTGAAGGTCAGAAAGCAATCGACAGATCGGCGATTGCGAAGAGTGGCTTGCTTTCAGGTGGTGCAGTGAAGGAGGGCATCCGATATGCCCAAGGCAACGCCTCGCGAGAATACTCGGCCTTTGTGGATCGGCTGATGACTCAGGCAGGGCTCGGAAATACCGGCATAGGCGCCTCCGCAGCCGCTGGTGCTAATTCAGCGAGCAATATTGGAAACGCCGCGATCAATGCTGGCAACTCTCGAGCATCCATCTACGGCAATACCGCTGCAAACGTGAATAATGCAGTTCAGTCCGGCATCGGTAATTACGTGCTGCGCCGCTACCTCGAGGGCTGACGATGGCTGACTTTCAGAATCTCGACCTCGGGCGGATCATCCAGACCGCAGAGGCCATTAAGGGAATGCGCCGCGAAGCCGAAAACGACCGCATTCGCAACATGTACATGGGCGAGCAGGTCCAGCAGATGCAGGCGAATCGGACAGCGAATGCTGCTGCAAGCCAAGCCGCAGGCCAGAAACTTGACTGGCAGCGTCTTGCCTCAGCAGCATCGAGCATTGAGGCTGCGCCGAATCCCAAAGCACTTGTTGAAAGCCAGTTCAGTGAATTCGCGCGCAACTACGAAGTGAAGCATGGTGCTGGTAGTTGGGCAGCGCTCTCAGATGATCAGGTCAAGGCGGATGCCAGCGGCCTTAAGGCCCATGCGCTCGCGCAGCTCGGCGAGCAGCCTACCTCTGGGGATGGAAAACGCATTGGGGTATTCCAGCCAGGCGATTACACGCCCGAATCATTTGCCAAGTTTCAGAACTCAGGAAATGCTGCTGATCTTGTGCGTTATTCGGCGCCTCGCGCGCCCGCAAAGGTTCCTGCTACATCTGGTTTTGATGATCCGCAAGTGCAGGCGTTACAAGCAGCTTTCGTTGCTGCTGGGTATTCGCCGCCGGCAGGATTTAGAGCTAAAGAGCAGCAATTGGCAATGTACCAGGGGTTGCTTAAGAAATACGACGGGTTATCTCCGGATGACATTGCGCATCTCGCGGCCAGTAATTCAATTGATTTCAAGTCCGTTGGAAAGGCTACCCAAACTGCGGCGTCAATGGGTGGACGGGTTGAAGTCGCTAACAATGAATTGCGCGGCTTCATTCCCATCGCAAAAGATGCAAGTGCTAATGTAGATAGAGGTTCGTTCGTTCCGTTCAATCGTCTAAAGCAGGCAGGACAGGCTTCAATTTCCGACCCGAATCTCAAGCGTTTGTTTGTCGCTACTCAGACTGTACTCAATGCGTACGACGTACTTGCCGCACGAGGTGGTACTGACAAGGACAAACGCGCTGAAAATCATCGCATTTTGGAAAATGCGGATAGTCCAGAAGCCTATAACGCAGCCCTCGACATGATCACAAGAGAAGGCGAGGCGGCAGGAAAGGCCACACGTGATGCGATGAGGGCCGGTGCTTTCGGATATCCGAGTGGCGCAACGAACAATGCTGCTGATATCAATAAACCGCTTTCTCCCGAGGAGGCGGCAACGCTTCCGTCAGGAACTGAATTCGTTGGATTAGACGGTAAGCGTAGGGTCAAACACTGATGGCCGATCCGTACGCAGCCTTTTCCTCTCCTGTTGAGCAGTCCGGGAATGATCCCTACGCCTCATTCTCAAGCCCTGTCCAGCAAAAGCAGGAGAAGCCGGGCGCTACAGGCACCGAGCGAGCTGGAGCGTATGCAGCAGGTTTCAATTCTGGTGTAGCGCACATCCTTGGTATTCCAGTGGACGCAGTTGCGAACATCCGTGATCTCGGAAAAGCGCTTCTTGGCACCGGTCACAATCTCGTCGCGAGTGGTCCTGAAATGCCTGCCGGTGGAAAACCAGGACCCTATGGAAGCGGAAAAACATTCGACGTAGATGAGAATGGGAATTTGATTCCCACTGCCTCCTATCCTCAGATTCCATCGGCATTGCAGGTTGGAGATCGCGGACAGGATTTCGGAAGCGGTGACTACCTCGCAAATCAGTTCAACAAGCTTCCAGGGCAACCAGCAGCAAATCCGCGTCCCGATGATGCCGTCTCGAGATATCTGTTTGCGGGTGGACAAGGTACTTCCAGTGCTCTGCTCGCGCCTGCAACTGGTGCTCCGGTTACTCCTACTGCGATATCAGGAATCACTGGCGCGGAATCTGCACAGTTCGCTGCCGAGCATGGGGCTCCGAATGAACTCGTGCAGGCCGCAGGATTTGCGGGGGGCGTAGCTCCCGGAGTTTTGCGTGTTACTGCCGCACAAGGAACGCGACAGCTTGCAAGGGGTGGAGAGGAAGGCCGCCAGAAAGTTCAAGAGAACATCAAGGCATTCGAGGATGCCGGAACTACTCCATCCATCGGGCAGGCTACAGAATCGCGTATTGCGCGAGCAAGCGAGTCTCTTCTCACGAGAACTCCGGGAGGCGCCGGAAGGATGGCGGCGAAGGGCGAGACGCAAGGTCAGCAGCTTGGTTCAAAGATCGAAGAACTCGCTACAAAGCTCGCTCCTCGCTCAAGTGGCGAACAGGCAGGCCGTGCCATCACCAAAGGCATTACTGGTGAAGGCGGTTTCATTGAGCAATTCAAGGCCAAGTCATCTGCCAACTACGATCAGTTAGACAGGTTTGTTAAGAAAGATGCGCCGTTTGTCCTTCCCAAAACGGTTGCGGCACTGGATGAACTCACCACCCCAATTCCTGGGGCCGAAAAGACATCGAAGTTCTTCATCAATTCGAAAATCAGCGAAATAAAGACCGCATTGAATGCGGATCTCAAGACCGGAAACAACGCCATACCATACGAGGCTGTGAAAAAGATTCGTTCTATCGTGGGTGAACAGCTTGCTGACGCTCCTTTCAATGGAGACGTCCCGCGTTCGCAGTGGAAAAAGTTGTATTCGGCGTTGTCAGATGATTTGAACGAGAACGCGAAAGCCGTAGGCCCTCAAGCAGAATCTGCTTTGACTCGCGCGAATCAGTATCACGCCGCCGGCATGAAGCGCCTGGATGTCATTTCCTCGGTTATCGACAAGAACGGCGGCCCTGAGGCTGTATTTAGAGCAGCCACGTCTGGCGCGAAGGAAGGCGCTACTACCCTCCGTGCTGTCATGCAGAGCCTGCCTGATGATGCGCAGAGGATGCTGTCAGCAGGTGTCCTGCGCCGATTAGGTCGAGCTACCGCTGGTCGTCAGGATGATCTCGGGGAGAAGTTCTCTACTGAGACATTTCTCACCAACTGGAATTCCATGTCTCCGCAGGCAAAAGCCGCATTGTTTGATCGCTATGGAAAGGCATTCCGTCAGGACATGGATCAGATTGCAAAGGTCTCATCGAATCTGCGTGAAGGTTCTGCGGTATTTCGTAATCCATCCGGCACATCTCAAGCTGTCGCGCAAACGAGCGCGGCTGTCGGAATTATGACGGCGCTTGCTACGGGAAATCCTAAAACAGCAGCGGCAATAACAGCGGGCATTGGTGGGGCGAATCTCGCAGCTCGGGTGATGACCAATCCAAATGCGGTGAAGTGGTTAGCCAAGACGACCAAGGCACCGCAAAGCGCTTTGCCGGCGCTCATCAATCAGGCGGCGAATTCCGGAGATCCTGACTTGAAGGAACTAGCCGAAGTTCTTAAGCAGCAAGGCAAGAACCAGCAGAACTAACAGTAGCGGGAATCCTAAAGCAAACAGGATTCCGAAACTGAATTTGAAATCCTCGCCCGTGCTCGATTCGCTCGGGTTCTTTGGTTGATACGCAGGCCGCCACCAGGGCGGCCTTTTCATTTTCCCGGAGAGATCGATGGCCATTGTCTACCTTCCGCGTCAAATGGTCGTGGACCAGAACGGCGTGCCCCGCGTGGCTGCCAAAATCTACGTCTACACTGCTGGCACCGATGAATTTGTCGTCCTGCATACCACAGATGCGTATGACGTGGAACAGGCGAACCCCGTCGAATCGCAATCGGACGGGTTTTTCCCCGCTTTTCATGTCGATCCGACTGTTTACCCGCTGATCAAACTCGTTATTCAGGATGTTGACGGGCTCACGATCTATACGAAGGACGACATTGCGCCGGAAGGGTCGTCTCTTCGTACCGACCTTGCCGCCGGTACCCCGGGCCTCGTCAATTTCACTGCAATCGAATATCCGGCGATTGCCGCTGAGAATGGCAACGCGACCAATCTTAATTTCTACTACGGCGACGTGCGTCGATATGGCGCCTCAGTCACAGGAACTGCGGCAGCGAACAAGACCGCAATTCAGAACGCATTCAACACGGGACTGCCGATTTATGGCGAACCTGCTGATTCCTACTCTATCTCCTCCGGGCTGACATTCCCGGAAGCCGGCAAGCTCATCATCCGCAATCTGAAGCTCGCGCCGAATGGGGCCTTCACCTGCCTGCAACGCGCCACCGTGACCACAGTCGCCACGACGACACTTGCGGCAGATGTGCGAGTTGGCAAAAAGACAATCACCGTCACGAGCGCCACGGGTTTCGCCATTGGCCAGCGCATCAAACTCGTCTCGACCGCCACTTGGCTCTACGAGGCAACCGTCAATCGTGGAGAGGTGAACCGGATTGCCGACATCTCTGGCACCACCGTAACGCTCGCAATCCCTACGCTTAACGATTACGACGTTTCGGCAGAGACGGTAACGATAACCGTAGCGTCGCTCAAAGAAGTTGATATTGACGGTCTAGACATCGACTTCGGATCAGCGACGGCGGCCATTGGTTTGGGATTGGACTCCTGTACCGGACGTGTGCGTGCTCGAGTGCGGTACGCAACTTCAACCGGTATTGGTCCCGTCGATTCCTTCCACCTGATTTTGCGTGATTGCGAGATCGACGATAGCTATGTCACTGGTTTGGGTTACGCCATTCAGGTCAATAGCTGTACGGCGGTTTGGGCTTCGAATCTCAAGGCTCGCAACAACCGTCGTGCCTTCGACACCTCAGGTGGTATCCCATCGAGATTCTGCGGTGTAGATGGCGGCATGATCGTCGGCAATCCTGCCGAAGGTTCAGGAGTTGGCGGCCACCAGGGCGCGGTTGATTCCTTCTTTAGGAATCTCACGATCATGAATACGCCAATCGGCGTGCAACTGCGCGGTCCTAACACCGTGGTTGAGAACATCCTTTATTCTTCGTGCACCACCTTCTGCACGCTCAATCGTGGTGCAGGTCTTACGCTGCGTAATATCAGCGAGTTCCGCCAGCCGAACGACTACAACGCGCTGGTGGGCGCCCCAGATGAAAAGGACGGCTATTTCTTCGATCTGTCTGGCGGCGGAACGCTTATCAACAACGATCCAGCCAATGAGATCGTGATTGAGAACATCAAGTGTTCGCCGCTTGTTGCGTTCATAAACGTGCAGAGCGATACGACGGCGGTGTCACGCCTGAAGATCAGAAACGTCGATTGCATCATCCAGAACAACAGCGCCGGAACTGCGGTGAATGCGATCACCTGCGGTGCTGCTACCACCTTCGATACGACTTGCCGAATGCATGACACGGACATTCGTGTTCGTTCGGGTCACGGCACGTTCACCTTCTTCTCGAACGTCACCTGGAACGGTGGGCTCTGGAGTAATGAGGGGTACATGGTCGGCGTCAACGCCGCCGCTGACCCTGCGAGTCTTGCCGATGGATCAGGTCAGGGAATCAGCGTCACCTGTACAGGAGCGAAAAAGGGCGACTACGCCTTCTGCTCGGCGGATATCGACTTGCAGGGAATCATCATCATTCCAGAGGTTGAGCCTGCCGGCACGATCCGCGTGCGCTATATGAACGAGGTCGGCGTCGGTGCCATTGATCTCGCAGCTCACACTTTGAGAGTTAGTGCGGAGCGCCGCCCGTGACGTTACAGATGAATTTGGCCGCGAGTTTGAAGCCACGCCTGCGCGAACTTGTCCCAACGCTCGGCCTTTCCGCAGCGCCAACACGCCCGCTCGATGGGGTTCATGGTGCAGTCGAAGCGCACGGACTTGAGTGTGCAGGTGCCGCGTTTGCATCGCGCCAGGAACACGCACCAGCGCCATTCAAGGAAGTGAATGAGCCAGGCCGGGCGCCAATGAGCGAGCCGGTCGAATGCTTTGTACATGCTGCCTCCCGCAGAAATCCTAGCAGGTTTACGCCAACATGAGCGAAATAGACGCCAAAGCAGAGGAAGTTAGCAGTAAGCGCGGCAATCACTACGAACGTAGCGGCAACGGCTATCTTCCTAAGGGTGTACAGGACACGCTTCTTGTCGCCGCCATCCTCGGACTCGTTGGTGCTTGGTGGAACTTCGGCAAGTCCATCGCCGTCCTTCAGGCCGCACAGGAATTCCAGCAGCGGCAGATAGACCGCGAGGTTTCACGTCTCGACAAACGGCAGGACACGCTCGAGGGAAAGATCACTCGCGGAGGGCCAGATGCGCCTGATCAACAGTGACAGCCAGATCGATGATGTCCTCGAGGTAGGGGACAAGGCTACAGGATCTAAGTCATCCGCCCGCATCGATGGAAACGTGGTGACGAATATCGCGCTGCTCGCGGTCGCAATCGTCGCCTTGGGTTTCGCCATTGATTCTCACAGTGACAGCCGCGCGAACCGCGAGTTGCTGCACATCCAGCAGCAGGCGTGGCAGAACAATTTCGATCAACTACTCGCACAGCAACGACGGACAGAGACCGAATCTCGAGTGGCAATCAACGAGTACATGGAATTCAGAGCGAAGCAGGAGAGTAAACATGCCCGGTAATGACGAGATCATCATCCGAAACGGAACGCTGTGGAACTGGCTCACCTACACCGTCGTGTTTGGTGGAACGCAGACCGACGAGTACACCATCACCGGAGGTAAGCGGGTCAAGGCTTACTGGATCGTTGGTGCGCTGCTGTTAGCCCTCGGGTTGGCGCTGAAATTCTGATGCCGCTCTGGCTCGAAATCACGCTCGCCATTGTTGCCCTCATCGGCCCATGGATCGCTGCCTATTACGGCGCGCAGAAGGGTACTGCTGTTGCAATTGCCATTGCGGAAGTGAAAGTGGCAGCGCTTGCGGAGGAAGTGAAATCCCTACGTGAGTCGCGGCATGAGCACGCCGGCATGTTGACGCGACATGAGATGGAACTTGAGTTGCTGCTGAGACGACAGGGTGTGCAGCGGTGAAGCTCACCATTCGCCGTGAGAAGCAACAGCCCTCGCACGACTGCACATTGGGGCTTCTATTGATCCCTGAAGTCTCGCTCACGCTCTGCACGCTTGAACGGCCGTGGATACCTTCGACCACTTGCAAGGGTGGATTGAAGGGCCAGTCTTGTGTGCCGTGCGGGACTTACCAACTTGTACGGCACGACTCGGTGAAGCATCCGAAAACGTGGGCGCTCGTGAACTTCGATCTGGATGTTATCCACTACGAAGGCGACGACCACGATCCGGATGAGGATCGGGCGACCTGTCTCCTTCATCCTGCTGGATTCGTGCACCAGTTAGAGGGATGTATTGCCCCGGGTTTGAGCGTCACGAAAGCCCCTGACGGACAGTACATGTTCACCAATTCACGCAAGGCCATGGACAAGCTTCAAGCGCTTGTTCCGTGGACCGACGATCACACGCTCACCATTGAGGAAGCGACATGACCCACCGCGAAACAGGCTACATGCAGGCGGCGTTAACGCTCGTCTACCTCGTCGGGTACTTCTTCGTTCTATCCACCTTCCTCCACGGAAAGGTCGATACGCCCGAGGCATGGGCGGACACCGTAAAGGCGCTCATTTCCGTACTCACAGCCGGAGTCCTGATGATTCTCGGCTATTGGTTCAATCGCCAGCGCGCAAGTTCAGATCCACAGGAGACACCACAGTGAAAGACCACCGCTTCATCGGCGCACTCGCGCTCGTTCTGTTCGTCAGTTGCGTTGTGGGCATTGCCCGCGCGCAGACCCAGCCATGGGACACGAATGTCCTTGCCTGGTTGGGCCCCACAACCTGCTCCACCGGGGAGCCAATTACATCCTGTCCAGTTCTGGGATACCGCGTTGAACGTTCTGCAACGACTACCGGTACTTTCACGACGGTTGCGACGAATGTCACTGCGCTCACCTACATCCACAACGGCGCTGTTGCTGGCCAGAACTGCTACCGGGTCATTGCACTTTCCGCAGCGGGAGACTCGCTCCCCTCAAATGTTGCGTGCAAGACGAACGTCCGCCCCGCTGGTCCCCCGAATCCGCCGACCAACCTGACTGTGACGGCACCCACGGCTTACGACGTGCGTCCAAATGAAACGACATTCGCGTTTGATCGTGGACGTGCTGTCGGGACGGCAAAGTTAGGAGCTGCATGTGATGAGACCCGCTCCACCGGGAACGGCTTCTACGCACTCGAAAGACCTTCACGTGTGACCCTGACCCGCAACCCTCGCTCAACTGCACTCGTTGCACAGTGTGGCTAATGAGGCGTCCCCGACACTTCCTGAAGTCAGCTAAGGCACGGGCACGTAATCACGCCATCATGGTCGTGCGCTGCTCGTGGGGGGATGTGGTTTTGAAGCCGTGGGCGCCAAAATGAACCTCTATCTCATTGGCGGGGTTGCCGCAGCCTTCCTTGCCATCCTTGGCTTTGCTGGTTGCGAGCACAAACGCGCGGAAGCCGCCGTCAAGAAGCGAAACGAAGTTCAGGCGCAGCTCGCACAAGTAATGGATGCCAACAATTCCAATGTGGTGACTATTCAGGCGCAGAGGAAAGCGCTGGACGAATGGAAGAAGCTCGCAACCAGGGCAGCCGATACGATCAAAGAGGCCACCGCTAACGCCAAGCAATCCGCACAGGACCTGGAGAGACTACGCCGTGAAAACCGCTTACTCCGCGATACAACTCCCGAATGCACTCAAGTCCTTCGTACCAATATCAGCGCTGCTTGTCCTGGCGTCGATCTCGGGTTGCGCAAGCTCACGGTCGGTTGTCGAGACGAGAACGGTAGAAATACCTGTACCGACTCTGAAGCCACTGCCACAGGAACTAACTAAGGACTGCGATCCTCACCAGCAGTACCCTGCTGGAGATATTACGGTCGAGGCGGTGTTAGATCGACTGGAAGCTGTTGAGATCGCGCTCGCCATTTGTCGGAACCAGCTCGAGAACATCAGGGCCGTACAGCCCTAATCATTCCTCGTCGCAAACGAATCTGAGTGCGCCAGATCCCTTACCGTGTAGCCGTTCCACATCAGATATGCGGCAACTTTCTCCCTGTCATCCGGCTTCATGTTCATGTTCTCGTAAAGGATTGCCCTCGGACGAACACGTTTGAAGTCGATAGCCGGAATGATTTCGGCCTCATGTCCTTCTGTGTCGATCATCAGGAAGTCCACGCGGTCGATATTGTACCGCTCAACCAGTGTATTGAGCGTCATGCTCTGCACGAGAATGCTGACAACGTGTTCGCTGACATCGCGAGGCGGGAAGCCATTCTTGGCCAGGAACTCGCGCTCAACGTCCGTATATTCGGTCGCGGCAGCAATTGCCAACCGCTTTTCGAATGAGCTTTTTCTCAAGTAGAAGGTGCGCGCCTCAATTGGGATTGAGGCCAAGAACGGCGGTGAGAACGTCCAGAATTGAAGTTCGGTATTCTCACCGACGATTGCGGCGTTCACGAAGGTGAGTCCTTTGTGGTGCGCATAGTTCTTCTTGAGCAAGTCAAACGTCGATGGCACTGGTTCTACAAACACGCCTTTCCAGCCGTGCATGACCACGTACCGTCGCATCGGGTCCCACCGGAGCCCATCCGCTGCACCGATCTGAATGAAGCGGACATCCCCATTCAGCTTCCGTGAAAACTCCTTGAATATCTCGTCCGTGTAACCGTGGCTGGATTTCAGCCGTAGGGCCAGGTCGAAAAGTCTCGGGTGAAGCTTCAGGAATCTGTTGAGCCATTGCATTGTTGTTCTCCCTTTGTTGTCCTCAATTGACCGTCTCGCCATTCGCTCCGTCTCGCATATATATAAGCATGGCTCAGGTGGACACTTAGACGATCATCGAAAATGTTCCACGTGAAACAGCGACATAGATCACAGGCCAACTCCCTCTTAATCAGTAGGTCGTAGGTTCGACCCCTACACGGCCCACCACTTACGCGACGAAGTGTCTAAGTGTCTAAGGGTGGCCTTAGACGCTCACTTCACCGGCCGGCGCCGGTCCGCCCGGGTGTACGCCACCCGCATCTGTCCCATGTGGCCGATCACATTCCTGTCCGGGGCGTCGGTCTGCGCCTTCGGCCTCAGCTGCCTGAACTGAAAGCCGGGGTTCAGCCGTCGCATTGCACTTTGCAGGCCCCACTCTGACCAGGGGAGCCCTCTGGGAGAGGTGAACAGCGCGCCGCTCCTGAAGCCCCTGGCGCGGTTTAACGCACGATCCACGAAGAACCGCAACGTGCGGGTAATCTCGTAGTCGGCAGGTTTGCCGGTCTTGCTTTCGATGAACCTGAGCCGATCGCCATGCACAGCTGACGGGGTCATCTGCCGCAGGTCGGTTTGGCGGATGCCGGTGAGGTAGGCGACGGCCAGGAGATCCTGCAGGCATTCCGGCGCGCGGTCGATAGCCGCGGACAGGGCCTCGTGGGCGACGTAGACCTTGCTCGGCCGCTCGGTGTTGCGCCTGACGCCGTGGCATGGGTTCATCTCGAGCCAGCCCTTGCGCATCCCATAATTGCAGGCGCTTGAAAGGCACGCGCGCTCACGGTTGCCAGCGACCGCCGCGCCCTCGGTTTCGCGCTGGTCGAGATACTGCGCGACGTGCGTCGGCTTCAATGCGTTGCGCGGCATGTGGCCGCAGAAGGGAATCAGGCGGGTCACGACAATTCGCCGGTAGTCTCGCTGCGTTGGTGGTCTGAGTTTCGTCATGCCGGCTTTGATAAACGCGATCAGCACTCCCGCCATGTTGTGCGGGTCGGCATGCGTTAACTCGTAGTAAGCCTCAAGGAGCGCAACCTCGCCCTCGTCGATGCGCGTGAGCGGATGCCACTTGTTGCGCCGGACGATGTAGTACCGGCCGTGCTTGGGTGTGACGCCTGGCGGGAGCGGCATGCGGAGAAATCCGGTTGTAGTTCTGGGCCCAAGAGTGCCTTGTTGATCGCCTCAGTAGTAGTCCAGGGTGCGCCGTCGCTCCCCAAACCGTGCGTGATCTTGTTCTCCATGAGCCACTTACGCACACCCAGCCGCGACTTGCGGCGGCTGATTTGGCGTAGCTGCTCGAAGGTGACGATCACGCCTTCCCCTTGTACGGCTCTGGAAAATGGCGCCAGGCTGTAATGCGTCCAGACCAATCGCCTTGCCACTGACTCGCTGGTCGGCGGCCACCTAGCCAGCACATCTCAGCAACGTACGGCTTGCCCTCATGTGGCTGTAGCGTGCATATGAAGCCGCGCCCGATATCGGTCCTGCTTGGCAGCTTTTCCGTTACCGGAATCCAGCCGTCCTCCGTGATGCGCTCGTGGGTCATCCTAGTAACTCCATGTTCTGCTGTACGCCTGACGACTTGCCGCACCAACGGGCAGCGGATGCGTGTGCTTCGATTCGATCCATCAGGATTTGTGCGCGTCTTGCGCGGTTCGTTGGTGCGTATGGCCCATTCCACGCAAGATCAATTCCCACATTTCTGGCGACGTTGCAGGAGTCGGCTGAAGTGAGAGGTAGATGGGCCAGCAGCGTTGAATCCAGCATTCGCAGGCCATGTAGCTTGCAGACTGGGTATCCGTCGTCATCGCAAGCGACGGCCATCACCTCCGCCATGCGCTGCCACCAGCGCTTCGAGCCTGGGTCCGCATACTTTCCTGAGCTGCCCAGCGCGACTCGCACATAACCAACGCCGATCAGGCGCTCTAGCCGGTCGAGGCTTTCATGCAGGTGATAGACGGGCACCGAAACCGTCTGCGGCAATTCCCAATCCGCGAGCAGTAGATCGTTATCGCGCTCCGTGCCGTCAATCACGTCAGGAATAATTGCCCACTCCACGCAAGGATGGCGCAGCCAGAAGCGCGCCCAATCCTGAAAGCCTGCGAAGTCATGCTTCTTGCCAGCTTTCCACGCACTAAAGGCTCCATTGTCGAGGACGACTGATTTACAGATTTCCGCCGCCACGTCGATTTGTCGCGAGTCCTCGAATGAGACCATTGCGTGACGGCCGGTGAATGCGGTCACCATGTCAGCGGCTGGCGTCATTGGTGTACCGTGGTAGTGGATCAAGGGCGCTCCCCGCACCAGATTCGATTGCGATCCGGAGGCAACGGCGGCTGCCAATACACGCCATATTTCTCGGTCCAGTAGTTCACATCGGACAACGCTTGATCGCGCTGTGACCGTCTGAAGCTGAATAGCCCGAACTTCGAGCGATGGAACACGAAAGCGAGAACGCGGCGCGCTTCCGCCAATTCTGTGGCGTCGCTCATTTCCCTCCCTCGGCCGCGCGCTCAAGCAGGGCGGCGTGGGCTTCACGTGCTTTCACCTCGTCTGTGGGGAACAATGATGGAAATGACAGAAGTGCGCCGGCACCGGCCCTCATCGCAGCGCGAAGGGAGTCGTCCGGTGCTGCTGCTCGTTCCAGCATGAAGCCGTGCTCGCAAACAACGATATTGCGGACGCCTTTGAGCTGATGATTGCGGGCCGCTTCGGCGTCCGATTCACGCGCGTACCAAATCGCTTTGTTTGCGTCTGCCTCCCATGACCATTCGCCGAGCCACGTAGGCTGTGGCCCGTCGCGCCGCTCGATCAGCCAGCAGTAATACCAGCGTCCTTCATGGCGCGCGTGTTGTGGAGTTGCGGCGGTAGGCCAGCCAATCGTGCATCCAACGCGATGTTTGCCAGGGTCAGCGCCGCATTCCTCGCACTTTCCCTGCGTCTGGAGCGCCTCCGCGCTCGGCGCAGCGCGAAGTGCGTCTGAATTGTCGTCATAGCAGATGCGCGGAGTTTGGTTTATCAGGTGCACGCGCCCTAGCTTGTCGAACCTATCGCCGCAGTTCGGGCATATTGTGCTTGCTTCTGCCAGTGCTGATTCGATCTGCTCGTCGATGCTCGGCGCAGCGGGTGGGGTGGAGTCTGTGACCCACATTGGCGACAGCGAATGGCCGCAGATCCGGCAAACGCATTCGTGCGGCATGCTCACGGCTTCTCTCCCAATAACGTGTGCAGCTTGACTCCTGTCGCGTTGTGGATCGCACAAAGCGTTTTGAGGTCGCAGCCCTTGCCGGCTTCGACGCGACTCAGAGTCGCAGGGCTCATGCCTAGCTGCCGCGCATGCTCGCGCATGGAAATGCCTTTGATTTCTCGCAGCAGGACCATCGTGCGGGATAGCGATTCGTAGCAGTCGCCTTCGGTGGTGGTGCTCATGTGCCTTCCTTCCCCTGCGCGGCGATGGCGGCGTAATTGCCGCGCCACTTCGCAATCAATTCGTCAGCCCATCCGATGCTAGGAACCTCTTGGCTATCGGTAGCTGCTTGCCATACATCGTCTATGAGCATTCGCAGTTGATTCTGCGTGTACCGCTCCGCATCTCTATCACCCTGGCGGGAGTGGAGGGCGGCGATGTCCTGCACTAGTCCAGCATTGTCGGCTTGTAGGTTGAGTATCTGTTCGCGCAGCGCCCCCACCTCCTGCGGCTGGGCGGAGAGATAGCCGGCAATCTCGCGCGCTTGGTCAACGCTGATTTCTACAACCGCGTTGCCTGGGCGTGCGCCATGCGGTGGTTTCTCTGCATTGCACTGAGACAGCAGGAATGCCGCGCATTTCTCTGGGCCTGTATCGACGCGCGTAACGGCGGTCATTGGGTCACCCTCTTGAATTCGATCACCCATACCCACGGGTTCGCTGCCCACGATTCGGCGCCGTTTATTGAGTCCCACAGTTGTTCGTAACAGCGCTGCGGCCAGCGCAGGCGTCGGGAGGTCTCATCCCATGATTCGGCGCTTGCTGCTGGCAGCGTCGCAGTCTCGATAGCCGGAACTTCGAGCGACGGAATCGCGCAGCCTTCAGCGCACGCGTCCTCGTAACTGATCTCATGCAGCCGCTCGACGCGCACACCAGTCACTTCCAGCGTGATGCGCGATGCCCAACGAGGCATATGGATAGATGGGCGCCAGCGTGCGTTGCGATATTCCTTCGAAAGCCCCGGCGCCAGTCGGCGAACTTCTCGTTCCTCGGCAAGATCGTCAGCGCTCATGTCAGCGCGATAGGCCGGCGGATCGCCCTTTGCGCCGCCTATGGCAAACGTCTCGCGCACCCACAGCCGTTCGCCAGGAGCGCCGTAGGGGCATGGGTAAGGGCCCGACATCTCCGACGTGGACAGATAGTGAAAGCTGCCGTCATCCATGCGGATAATTTCTTCATCCGGCGAATCGATCTGACAAAGATTCCCCATCGGCCCGCGCACCTTGAATAGCCGCCGTGTCTGCGTCTTTCGTCCTTCCAGAACGGCGCGGACCATGGGAGCCGAAAAGAGAATCGGTCGCTCACTCATCCCTCTCTCCCTTCAATGGCGGGCTACATGTGCAGCTATCGCAGTTAAAATGTTCGCGTTCCCTCTGCACGATGGCCTTCTGCGCCAGGAACAAATCTAGCTTTCGCAACGGACCGCATCTCGCACACTTGTCGATATCCTTGTCGCTGTGCCAGTTACGGCATGGATGCCGGCGCAACTCGTCGGCAAGATCGGAGGCGATTTCTGGAAGGTTCACGCCGTCGCCCCATAGCTGATCTTCCCCTCGCGCAGCAGAATGGCCTGAGTTCTGAGCATCCCTTCGAGTAGTAAGGCGCGGCGTTCATCGTACGTATGTGTGCCTTGCGTACGCCCGTCAACGTAATCGTGACAACGTTGGCAGCCCCATGACGCATGAATGTCGTTTGCCTTGAGTCCATATCCGCTGATTCCGATCATGCGGACGTGACACAGGACAACCGTCTCGGGATTGCCGGAGCAGATGCCGGGCACGCGTATCTGGCATTCGCGGCCGCGGGCGAGCTTGCGCAAATTCACGCGGCCCTCTCGTGCGCCAGATACTCAGGCCCGAAGTGCTCGCAGATCGCGGCTTCTACTCGCGTCCAGTAGGCTTCCCATTGCTCCTGGCTCATCTTGTCGAATGCGAGTCGCTTTGGGGTGCGGATCTCGAATCCTTCGATTGGCATTACATCGAAGTGCCCGGAGCGAATACGTAACTCACAGTCAATCGAATCTTTGTCCCTCGGCGGATCTTGGTTCTCGCCGATTGCAGTGCAGATTGCGTAGTACCTGCGAAGCTCATTAGCGCATCTCGGACGGATCACAGTGACCAAGACGCACTCACCATCACCCATTCGCATGACGCCCTTTAAGGCAGCTTCGTCCGATGGATGCAAGGCCATGCCCTTCTTGTGGAACCATGCGCTCATGACACTCTCGCGCGCCTGCGACGCAAAAAGCTATTCAAGGCCATCTCGGTCATTCCAAGTTCGCGCGCCTTTCGCTTGATGCTGCCCAACTCTTTCTTGGCGCAGTACCACGCCCACACTTCGACTTGCTGGACGGGAGAGAGGGGAGATTTAGAACCTCTCATGCCGCAGCCTCAGGCGTGTGCGGAGGCTCGTTCGCGGCTTCTACTGCCATCGGTGCACCGCCATACGGATGACCGCGCGTGATTACCCACAGCGAGTCTCGGACCATCTTCACTTGCGGCCAGCGCATTCCTTCGACCTTCGCCCATGCGCGGGTTTCGGCGATTTTCTCTAACAACTCGGCCTTGGACTTCTTGGTCTCCTGGTCCTGTCCGTACCCGATGTGCTTATTGATTTCCTCCTTGATCTCTTCCAGCGCGATTTCCTTCTGACGCTGCTCGTATTTCCATTTGGAGTCGTCGCCGTCATGAGCGAACATGGAATCGGAGTTGCGGGTGTTGTCCACGCCCAACTGCGCCCCACCGAGATTGAGTAGATCGATGTGGGGACGGAAGCTAGCGAAGGTTGGATCAGGGAATTCCTTGCCATCGATCACGCCGAACCGCTCTTTGAGAACATATGCCGTGCGATTCACCTTGTTCGTCTTGAGGTTTGTCTCGCGCTCCATGAGCACGAGGAGAGACGGTTCAAAGCCAGTCTCGGTCTCCGCTTTCATCTTGATACCTGACTTGACCTGCTCTTTCTTTCCCTTGGCATTGGTCTCTACGTCGTACTCGTAGCCAGCGCGACCGCACATGATGATATGCACGGAGGAGTTGACGTAGCGGTCGGAGAACTTGCCCCATCCCTGAGAACCTTTCAGGAAGTTCCAGTCTTGGAAATCCAAGTAGTTCACTTCCTTGCGGCGCTGGTACGACTCGACGAACTCCCGCCAGAAATGCGTGATCGAATCGATGATGAGGACTGAGCCGTCCTTCTCGCACTCATCGATAGCCGTCAGCAGATCGAGATACGCCCGCGTCTTGGCGGTGAAAATCTCGAGCCCAGCTTCGCGGATCTTCGGCGTCACATAGTCAGAGCCGGTTTCCGTGTCGAGGAAGAAGATGGGCTTTCCGGCCTCCTTCAAGCCGCGCTCCTCCATGAGTTTTGCGAGCCCAATTGCGACCTGAGTCGCGGTGTATGTTTTGCCGCTGCCAGCAAAACCTAAGAACCCCGCTTTTAGGTAAGCTGAGGTGTTCTCGGCTTTCTTGAACAGTGTCATTTGATATCTCCGTGTTGAAACTTGTTAGACCTTCTCTGCCCGCATTTCGCCGACGACGATATTGCGTGACATAAACGAAGCGGCCTGCTCCAGCTCCTTGATCGTCGCCACGGCAAAGTCCAGCATCAGCCGTCGTTGTGCAGGGGATTTCTCCCGCCAGGCTGCGTAATTGCTGTGTGGGAGACGTTTCAGTTGCTGCCACAAAGCTGCATCACGTGTGTCGCGGAATCGGGTGATGGCGTCGTCAGCTACGGGTGGTGAACGTGAGCCTTCAGTTTCCATCGCGATGTGAAAGGGCAGGTGCTGGCCGTTGTCGAGGTTCATGCGACACCCTTGCGCTGAACGAACTTGCGGATGTAACGCGCGGCTTGTTTGGCAGTGGTAGCGCGATTGCATCCAAAACCTGAGAAAAGTTTGTCCCGTTCCTCAGAGGTGATTGAGAATTCTTTGATTGCGTCGAAGTAGCCGTATCCTTTGGAGCCACCACGGCGAAGACCTACCATCTTGTAGATGCGGCTGTAGTACCAACGCTTCTTGTTGTTAAACGCCCAGTGTCCGAGAGCGCAGCCGGGCGTGCCGCAATGACTGATGTATTTGTCTTGCTCGTACGTTGGCTCGCGATGTTTCTCGTGCAACGCGTCGGCCTTGTCCAGAATCTTTGCCAGCTTCAGCAAGCGGCGCGCACCAAGTTTGGTAAGTTTGTTCATCTCAAATCCCTCGGTAAAAGCCCAAGTCTGTTGGCGGCCTTGAATGCGTGCCGGTTGAATACATCGGATGCAGCGCGGTCGATTTCCTCAGCGGCTGCGAGCATTTCAAGAGCAGCCTTCTCCCCGCCGCATGCGCGCTCAAACTGGCGCCAGCGAAGCGCATCGCGGACAAGCAAGGCAATCGCCAGCACCAGGGCGAGCAAAGTGCTGCCGACGATGACGCATATGAACGCGCCTTCTAGATAGGCAAAGGTGTAGATGTCGTCCGGGCCGTTCATGGCCACTCCTCCGCATCGGCAGCCATCTCGGCTACCTCAGCAACCAGGCGCCGCTCGCGCTCAGTCAGCATTCGCCATGTGTCCATCACTTCGCCGGGCACGTGGTTGCGCCAGTCGTGCACGCGCGTCGTTCGCGTGAACGTATCGTCAGCGAGATCGAAGTCCGCGCGGCTCATACGCCCGCCTGTTTGAGAGCGGCGTCGATGTCGTCCAATGCAATCCGAACGTAAGGCGCTTTTTCTCCGCAGGAAACTACGAGCACCTTGCGGGCAGTGGCCAACGCCACGACTAGCTGCTCGTGGGATTGCTGCGATGGAAAGTGCGGCTTCAGATCAGCAAGCGACACCCATCCGCCGTCGGGATGTTCTACGGTGAGCCAGCCGTTCATGTTGCTGTGCTGCGCAATCGCGAGTCGCGGCAAATTGAATATCCCGCGGTCATAGATCACGCGCACGAGTGGCGCCCCCTGCTTTGTGTCGTTCATGGGGAGACCTTCTTAGCGCCGTAGCCAGCAGCAGCCCATTCCTTCCACTCGGCCAGCGTGCATTGCGATTTGTGCGCGAACCTGCTCCAGCGACCGCTGACGTAAATCACATCGCAGCCGAGCGTGCGGTCGATGACATGGCGCGTCTCGGCACCGTGCCTGAAAAATGTGTAGTAAGCCCGGCGGTGCCAAACTGTTCCGGCCTTTGGTTCGGCTTTCCACTTCGGCTTCTGCGCGGTGTCGGGGGTCATGATGCGTCCGCCAGATAGAGCCACTTCGCTCCCGGGGCTTTCATGTCGATAAGGATCTGCACCACGCCTTCGGCAAAGTCTGCGAGGATCTTGTCTTTGGCGTCGGCGGCGGCGGCGTCGGCGGCGTCGGCGGCGGCGTCGGCGGCGGCGTCGGCGGCGTAGGCGGCGGCGTCGGCGGCGTCGGCGGCGGCGTAGGCGTAGGCGGCGGCGTAGGCGGCGTCGGCGGCGGCGTAGGCGTAGGCGGCGGCGTAGGCGGCGTCGGCGGCGTCGGCGGCGGCTCGTACCTCTCTCGCCAAACTTCCTGCCTTCCACGCGTTCTCGATGCTCGGCGCGCTCTCGCAGAGTTTTGCGGCTTCCTCAAGCTTGTCCTTGTGCTCCTGCTTCTTCTGCCAGTGAGCAGCAGCGCGCATACGAATCGGAACCAGCATTTGAATGCGTAGGGTGCAAACGCGATCCTTGAACTCGCGTTTGTCCATGTCCAAACTACCGATCTGGATCAAGCCAAGACGCAGCAGGCCCTTTGCACGCGCTTGAGGGCTCGACCATGTGGAATCATTCAGCCGGATCTTGAGACGCCGCAGCGGCTCCATGACGCAGCCGGGGTCGTCTCCGTGCGGAAGGCCAAGCGCGACACACCACGCAGCTTCCACGCACATCTTGCCGGGCTCTGGACTGCCGAGGCCGTTCACGAGCCCATGGCCCAAAAGGTCCACGAACTTTCTGGCGTGCGCTTCAGTAACTTCGATTTGTTTGCTCATGCTTCTCTCGTTGTGTTGGGTTCACGAACAGGGGGCGCGGGTGGAATGTTCATGCGGCCTCCTGGCGTTGAATGGATGAACTGGCAAGGTCTAGCAACATGTCGCGAAACGCGCGTGGAGTAGCCATCGCCTCAGCCTTTCCAAGCGTGGGTTTGATGCGGTCGAACCAGCCGATTTGATGTGTGCCGGCGACGCGCGCCCAATTGAGTTCAGCCGGCTTCTCGCCTTTGAAGAACAACCACGTTCGCTTCCTGGCTTTGTGACCGTAGGCTGACTGCCAGACCTCGCACGTCCACTCGTCGTGTCCAGCGCTGCGCCAGCCGATTCCAGTGGGACGTAGGAGCCCAAACGCACGCCACGCATTGGAACCAGCGGGATGCTCAAGAGCGCCACCATAGGCGCGCACAGAAGCTAGGGCCGATGCGAAACAGCCGCCGTCATTGCCGGGGCGATTGTGTTCACCGCCGTAGCGCTTGAAGTTGACCGCGGCGAGATTCACCCACAGTTGGCAAGGCGGGTGCGCGACGACAGGCCACGGCCCGGCATACTTTCGCGCATCACGCGTCGCATCCCACGGGTCCACATCGGACAATCCGAAGTAGCAGCCGCCGGTCTGCACGTAGAGGGCTGCGATCATTTCGCCGCCATCCGCACAGCAAGCCGCTGCATGATTCGGCGCGCACGCTGGCCGTGATGCGAGAGCGGCGTGTAGAGCATGACCTGTTGGTTCAGCCGCAGGAACAGCATCAAGGCACGTGTCTGGTAGTTAGCGCTCACGAAGCTTGCCTCCGTGTCAGGCACCCCTCGCTATAGGTGGGCTGTGCCCGCTCCGCCAGCGCCTTTGCAATCTCAAGCTGCAACGCGGGCGCGCACATCTCCAGATAGCGCGGGTCGGCGATGATGGAATCGAGCACGCAAGGAAAGCAGTCGTCACAGCCGAGATGAGCTTCACGCTCGGAACACTTCGCGCACATGTAGACGCGTTCGACGATTTCGGAGCAGCAGTACGAAACGAGGTCGTCACCCTCGCGAATGGGATCGACCAGCGCGGAACAGGCTGGACAGCGGTAGGTGTTCACTTGGTCACCCACTCAGCTTTCACGCCGCCTTCGAGCGCCACGACTTTCTGCGGCTGTGTCCGCTTGCCCGTATAGCTGACGCGCGTCTTGTTCAGACGGAAAGCCATCGTGGAAGCCAGCTCGCGCCGATCAATCGTGATCCGCATGACGCGACCGTCGTTGAGTGTCACGTCGAAGGATTCTGTCTGGCTGTTCATTCGCTTCGCTCCGGTGGCTGGTGGAGCGAAGATTACAGCATACTGTACGAGAATTCAAGCAAGCTGGAATGAGGGGACAAAATGAGCCGCTTAGGGCTCTGTACTATTGCCCTTAAATGGGGATTAACGGATTGTTACGGACGGGGGTCGTCAGGCTACAGAGGATGTAGGTATGGTCCGACGACGGAGAACAATAAGAACGTTTCTCATTGAGAACGTCCTGTTTGTGGATTTCAGTCCTTCAGCCGCTTCTTTGCCGATATCACCTGAACCGGCTTGGAAAGCTCCGCAGCGCCCCGGCTCTGGCCGAACACCAGGTAGTGGGGGTCGGTCTCCAGTACCTTGGCGAGCCTCAGGAAGGGCACCAGCTTAACGTTTTCGGTCTGGTCGAGTTCCCATTGTGAAACCGCTGAGACGGTGACGCCGACTTGGTCGGCAAGGAATCCCTGAGTCCAATTCCTGGCCTCGCGTAAACGTTTGATTCGCTGGCCCATGGTCTCCATAGCGCTTGAAGCATAAGGAAAAGGCCCTAAAGCATCCTTGATATTCAGTTCCAGCATGCTGTATCCTCGGACCATGCTAGTTGACACAGCCGTTGCATTTTTTGGATCGAAGCCCGCCATCGCGCGAGCCCTGTCAGGAAAGCGCTCAACTTCAGCCGTTTACCAGTGGGGACGTGTTGTCCCACTTGGCGCCGCCAAAAGACTCGCGGCAATTTCCGATGGTGCCATCGGCATTGACGAGACGCTGTACGACGAAAACGGCCGCGCCTTTCAAGATCCAAATCGCAAAGACGTTCACGCAGCCTAACTAACAACCGTTCGGGGGAAGCTGTGTTTTCAGCCTTTTCATGCGACTTAACACGAGTTGTTAGCTGATGGCGCTCCCGCTGAAGGATTTCCGCTGCGGCATCACTGAGCAGATAGACGCTGCCTTGGATGCCTCGGCAGTTGCCTTTGGCAAGGACAAACAAACTGTTGCACGTGAAGTGCTCGCGGAGTGGGCGCGTCTCAAACATCGTGAGCACATGATCTACGGACGCCGTTTGAGGGCCAACGGATTGCAGATGGACTTAGACGGATTCGATGTGGAAGACGATGGAGCGAGACGGAAATGAGCATGCGCGCCGCGATCAATGCCAAGTGCAAAGACTGCATCTACGACGATTGCGCACCCGGTAACTGGCGTCAGCAAGTCGCGGCTTGCACGATTTCCGCATGCAGTTTGTGGCCGTATCGGCCGAGATCGAAGTCCGGAGCTACCAGCGCAAGGGGTGAGGGTGGTTCGGTCCAGAAAGCGGCCGATTTGGCCACCGAAATCGCATGACGCATCTCCCCCCATCGTCCGCAATTTTGCGCGCCTGTCTGTCCGTCGCCTATCAGACCCAAACAGTTTCTACCCGTGAGTTTTCGCTGACAGACCAGCATTTGGGGCCTACGGGCCCCTGTTGGGGGGTGGGGAAGTGAACCAAGCTGAACTCAAGCAACGTGTTCATTACGACCCTGACAGCGGGCTATTCACTTGGCTGACTGGCAAGCGCCGTGGGCAGCAGGCCGGGAGCCTCAAGCCTAACGGCTACATCCGCATCAATTTTGCTCGCGGATTGATGCTCGCCGCGCATCGGTGCGCGTGGCTCTACATGAATGGAGTCTGGCCAAGCAATCAAATCGATCACATCAACAGAGTCAGATCCGACAACCGGTTCTGCAATCTGCGTGATGTTTCTGCCTCGCAAAACCAACTGAATAGTGCAGCAATTGGCGTTAGCTGGGTCAGGCGAAAAAAGAAGTGGCGTTACGAGTTGCGCATCATGGGACAGCGGTTCCGCGGCATACGAGCCACCAGGGAAGAGGCCGCTAGCGCCTATCAAGAATTGAAAGGACGCCTATTCATGGCCAATGAACAAGCGTCCCCAGCGGACAGAGGCTCACAGAGTGTGCCCGACTTGGATGGGCAGTCTACTACAGACGTAGGCGAGATGGCGAGCCGTCTTTTTTCGAAGGTATCCAGAAAGCAAAACGCCCCAGGAGTTGTGTCCTGAGGCGTCGTTTCAAACTCCTGCCGGGAGTGGGGATAAGAGCGGTAAGCGCCCCTTGTCAAAGAAAAGCTTACCAATGTGAGGAGCGACATGCAAACAGCCCAAAAGGCCGGGCACTTTCTCGAAAGAGTTCCGACCGCGAGTAAACCGCCACAGCGGAACTCGGTAACTGCGCATAGGACTGCCACCCGTTGGAGGGATGTCTCCAAGGCAGGCCGGCTGGCCACCGATAAAAGGCAGCGCAGCTATAGCCGATCTGTGGGCCGAGGAACCGACGCTATCCGGAAGGGTGGCAGGCGAACGGAAAGGGGAAGCGTGGGTGTTTGAAAGACAAAGCCCAAGAGGTAAGCGAAATGAACGAGGTTTTAGGACTGAACAAGGCTGCATGGGAAACCTGGCTCGCGTTTCGAAAGAAGATCCGCAAGCCCTTGAAAGAAGTTTCGCATGAGGCAGCCAAAAAAAGGTTGGCGAGTTTCGGAGAAGGGCAGATGGACGCAGTTCTGACGAGCATTGCAAACGGTTGGCAGGGGGTATTCCCACCGGGGAAGAAAGCTCCGTCAGCCGTGAGAGCTGAAGAAAAATCAGCCGAGATCGCTCGAGCCCAAGCCCGGGAGCTTGCGGCTTTGAGGGAGCGCGCTGCACGTATCGGGTTTCGGCCCTACGTCGAAGGGATAGACGATCTCATTGGATACCGCACGCTCGTCGAGAGAGCGGAGTGGAATCAGCCGCGGAGACGCGCATGACCCGCATGAAGTGCTGCCCCTGCGGTCACTGGTTCATGACCAAGGCTAACCACATCACCTGCAGATACTGTCGCGAGCGTGCGAAGTTGATAGCACAGAGAAAGTTAGGCCGCTACGTGGCTGCAATTGTTGCGAAGGAGATTTTGCAATGAGTCAACGACTTTCCATCCAACGCCATCTTGCCGCCGGCCACTCCATCACGCCGCTGATTGCGTTGCGCAAGTTCGGCTGCCTTTCCTTGAGCCAACGCATAGGCCAGATCAAGCGTGACGGCTTTCCCGTGGTTACGAAGCTTGTGAAGGTCGGGCCTAACAAGCGGGTAGCCGAGTACAAAATTCAGCGCAAGAGGTGAGCCATGATCGCCGGCTTCATCATCGGTTTCATCGTGGGCGCCATTGCTGTTCTAGCTACAGCAGCTCTAGACGCAAGCGATGCGGCGGAGGGGGATGAGTGACCCGCTGGACCCAAGCCCAAGTGGATGCTGTGAGGCGTGAGCGTGGCGGAACTGTATGGGCCGCGAATGATAATGGCGTGATTCGCTCGCCTAGATTGCGCAACGGCAACGTCTCAACTGCTGGATTCGCGAGCAAACGGGAAGCCAAGTGCTTCGAGGATCTGAAATTGAGGCAGCAGGCAGGCGAAATCTACGACCTCAAGAACAACCGCGACCACAAGGAAGCCTGCACCTTCGAGCTGATACCAGCTCAGTACAACGAGGCCGGAATCTGTGTGGAACGAGCGTGCAAGTACATCGCGGACTTCACTTGGATCGAGGACGGGAAACTGGTTGCGGCCGACGCAAAGGGATTCAGAGAACCGATCTACAGAATCAAGCGCAAAATCTTCCGTCAGCGCTACGGATTTGGGATTAGGGAGCTATGAAAGCGCTTTTTGTTTCATTTGACTCAAGGCGCACATGAACGCCGTACTCGAAAGCGTTGAAGTTGTTGAAACTCCTAGTCCCATTCCCGGCCGTGACCGCTCATGGATAGATGCGGTTCTCCACGAATGGGGCGATTGGATCTGGAAGCATCGGGATTACGAGGGCTACCCGACTGCCGAACATGTGACTGCGTTTCTGAATGGCGCAGGGGGCGGTATTGTTGGGCACCGCATCCTATGCCGCGACTTTCCAGCAGGCTGCAAGGGCCTGCGCATCCGTACGACTCACGCAGTTTGGATGATGCTTCCCGAGCATGAAGGCATCGTGGTGTATGCCGAATACGTGCCTGGTGTGCGCGACGACGGGAGATTGTGGACGCGCGCGGAGAAGTGCATGGCTGTCAAGGTGCCCGAAGAAACCTTCCGCAAGCGGTTGCAGCGTGCGCGTTCAAGGATTTACGAATGGTCTCGAGCGCGAAAGTATTGACTCATTGTCCCGGTTGGACGTATGTTTCGTGCATTGTGAGATAGTCCGCTCACAAACATTCCAGAACCCGCCACCTCGGCGGGTTTTTCATTTCCGGAGTCCCCCGACGTGGTGTCACAGTGCTGATGACCGCGAAGGCGGACATTCGTCCACCGAACGCGCCTGTGCTGGGCACTCCAACCGCTACGGGCTCGACAACCATGTCGGTCCCGCTGACGACTGCGGCGACGGATGTGGGGAGCTTTGGAACTGGCATCGCGTCGTACGCGCTCGAGCGTGCAACCGCTGCTGCCGGGCCTTTCACAGTCATTTCAGCCGCAGCAACGTTCCCGTACTCGGATAGCGGGCTCACTGCCTCGACGACGTACTACTTCCGCGCCAAAGCTACAGACCTGTCTGGGAATGTCGGTACGTACTCGGCAATCGTAAACGGCACAACCAGCGCAGCCGCTGGAATTGATTTCTACATCAGCACCACAGGGTCTGACAGCAATCCTGGTACTCAGGGCAGCCCGTGGGCTATTACGGCGATCAATACCAAGCGTGCAACCTACGCCGGCAAGACGGTTGGTCTCCTGGATGGCACCTACGATCTGTCGAGTTTGGTAGCAGGCTCCGACTACGACCGCCCGATTCTGCAAGTAGCGACAGGCACGGTTACGAATCAGACCGTCGTCAAGGCGGTCAATGCCAGGCAAGCGACCCTATACGGTGGTGCGTCGCTTCCGACCACCACAGCCGCTGCAATCGGTCAAGGAGCCTCTGGAGCAGGTAACGCACAGGGCGGGTACTTCACCGTTGATGGATTGGTGATTGATCACTTCTACGCACTCGGCCTGTGCGGATGGTTCGGCGGCTCCGCGAACATTCCCGGCATCGTGTTCCAGAACTGCGAAGTCAAGAACATCGCGAACCAGTCCACGAGCGAGGGTAACAACTGCGGCGCAATTCGCTTCCAAGGTGTGAATGGTGCATCGGTAATCAACTGCTACCTGCACGACATCTTCGGCGGTAACGCATCGGAAAACGAGGGCTATGGGGTTCTCTCGTTCAACTCGAACCACATTGTTTGCGAATACAACACCATCAAGCTTTGCGAGCACGGCATCTACCACAAGCAGACAGCGCAGGGTGCGCACACCGCTCGGTATAACTACATCGACGTGCGCGGGAAGTCTGGCGGTGCAACTCCGCTGCATGAGTGGAACGGCACGGGCTTCACGCCGACTGAAGCCAACGAGATTTACAACAACATTCTCGTTGGAACTGATGACTGGGACCTGAAGGACTTCGGTACTCCTGGTTCTCGACCGATGCGCTTCCGGTTCAACTCCGTCTATGCCCCATCAGGTACGCACGGAATATTTATGCCGCGCACATCTGGGACAGTGGATGTCTTCGGCAACATCTTCGCAATTGCTGCCGGTGTGACGGTGAGCTTCGATGGCGAACTACACCGCACCCGCGAGTCCATGAGCGGTCACACGAACGACTACAACTGTTGGTCGGCCGCAGCTTCAAGCACCGCTCGGATCGGCCTTTCCAATCTATCGAGCTATGCGAGCGTGACCAAATTCACGCTGCCTCAGGTCCAAGGAGAAGGGTTTGAGACGCACTCTATTGCCTCAGCTCCTGGATTTACGGTCTCCAATCCCACGACACCAGCGGAGTTCCAATTGAGCAGCGGCTCGGCTTGCAAGAACGCAGCCCGCAGTGACGGCACGACAGGCGGCAGCATCTGCGACATGGGCGCATGGGGAAGTGCCACCCCTCCAACTCGTATCGGGTGTGACTTCGCATGAGTAACGAGAATTTCACTACCTGGACCGAGGTTGATCCGGGTACCAAGATTTCCGCCACCTCATCAACGATCACGATCACGGGTTATGACGGTCCATCTGCTGGATCGTCGAACTACTTCTACAAGGACCAAGGCGCCGGGTTCTATAGCGGCAATTTCACGTTCCGCTACGGTCCGTTGCAATTCACCGGCCCTTCTTCGAACAGTTCCTCAGCGATTATTCTCCGTGCCAGTCTGGTGCTGCCTGACGATGGCACAAAGCATTCAGGGTCAGTTCAGGCGTATTGGCAGAACACCGCCACGAATCCCACGCTTTACCTGCGCGAGTATTCGACGACCAACACGACTGACGAAACCCCGACTACGCAGGATACCTACCAAGGCTCTGCGGTCAACGCTGGAACAAGTTTTTACATAGAGTTCCAGCGCACCGGAACGACGATGAACCTGCGGCTGTACTCGGATGCGTACAGCACGCTTGTTGATACGCTGACCTTCACCTTGTCGCAGGCCGCGCAGTCCTATCGATACGTGCTGAGTCCTGCATCGCGCGGCATCGGATCAGGCGCGACGGTTGGCGGCACGTTTCAGAACTTGGATCTTGCAGCCGGCTCATCTCCCGCAACGTTGTCTGGGGCAACGCCGTCAGGAACGCTCGGCACGACAACCAGCGCAACGCTTGGGGCAACCACAGACCAGACGTCGGGCACGCTTTATGGCGTCGTTGACACCGCAGGAAACATCACCGGCATCAGCGCTGCCCAAGTAAAGGCTGCGCAAAACAATGCCGGTGGGGCGCCGGTTGCCTCTGGCAATTCTTCTGTCTCATCCGGCTCCCCATCTGTCGGCGTGACGGGTCTCACAGCCAACACGGCTTATAGCTATGCGCTTGTGCAGAACAACGCGAACGGCGACAGCAACGTGATTACCGGAACTTTCACGACCGCATCAGCGGTGAACCTGGAAGCGCGCAAGTACGGCCCACAGGGTGCAATGCGCGTCCTCATTACTTTGTAAGGCGATTACATGGCAACAAGAGCTTACATTCTGCCTCTCGATGCGATCAGCGTCACGAACGATGCTGACCAGGACATCTTCGGGCTTGGCACCTCTGCAACGAAGCAGCTTATTCTGCACGAGATCCGCCTATCTACGTCCAACACGACGGACGAGCGGCTGCGAATGCAGCTCATACGGCGCACCGGAGTGGGATCGGGAGGCAGCGCGGTTACTGCGAGCCCTGCCGATCAGGGCAACGCCATTGCGGCCTCAACGACTTGCAGGGTGCTCGATACGGCGCCAGGTACTGGATCGACGATTCTGCATTGCTTTCAGTGGAGCCAGCAGGGCGAGTTCCTGTATTTGCCGGCGCCTGAGGATCGACTCGTAGTTTCGGTCTCAGCGTTTCTCGTACTTCACTTGCAGACGGCGGTGGGCGGGACGCGCACTTGGTCCGGTTCCGTCACGTTCGAAGAAATCTAGGGATCTAGTCACAAGTTTGCTGGAGGCCCGCTGATGCGGGTTTTTTCATTTTTGGAGTCCGCACATGTCTCAGGCCAGTAATTTCCTCGAAACCAAGATTTACGATCATGTGTTTCGAAACACGTCGTACACTCCTGCCGCGACGCTTTACCTCGCGCTCTTTACGAGCACTGCAACGTCGGCGGAACTCGAGGCCGGTACGCTCACGAACGAGGTGACGGGCGGCTCATATGCGCGCCAAACGGTCACCTTTGCCGCGTCATCGAACGGCGTTGGGTCGAACT